ACAAGCGGCTGTTTTCCATCGCCAAGCCGACTTCACGCTGCGCCTGCGTGATGGTCGAGTTGGTGCGCAGATCGCGGAAGCAGAGCGGATGGGCGAACGCGATGTAGTAGCGCTTGCCGTTGCCCTGATCGCGAACCGGACGGACCTTCGGAGCGCCGTCAGTGCGACGCGCCAAAGCCAGGCGCTTCATCAGAGACAAAGCATCCGGGGTCAGCTTGTCGTCCGTGTTGTCGATGTTCGCCAGCGAGGCAGAGTGATCGCCGCCGCCAGTGAGATCGGTGTTGGACTTCAGCTTGCCGAACAGAACGCGGTCGAGGTTGTCAGCCAGCCACGCATCCTTCTGCGCTTCGCTGGCGTCGGCGTAGTTCACGCCGTTGATGCCTTCGAGCGCGTCGATGATCAGGTCCTTGGTGTGCTCCTTGGCCCAATCCATCAGGATCGCACGGCCCGCTTCACGGAGGTCGATGGCGGATTTGATCTCCTCCATCTCCGGGATGCGGACGGCGTTGCGGTACTTCTCGATGTAGAGACGGAACGAGCGGGACGAGATGTCCTCTTCGTTACCTTCCAGCATGTTCGTGCCGGTCACGGCATCGTTGGTCAGCTTGTTGACCAGAGCGAAGGTCAGGCTGTCGCCTGTACCCTTGGTCAGGTTCTCCTTCACTTGGATCACCGACATTTCGTCGGTTCCCATGAGGTCGGAGAAGCGGTTTTGTTGGAAGTACTCGGTGAAAAACTTGTCGTCCCACTGCTGGGGCGTCAAGCCTGTTGCGGCTCTCGTATCAGCCATTGGTGTTTACTCCGAGCGCCGCCGCATTGCGGTCAGCGCTTTCGACGGTTCGGGGATTTCTCCGCGAGGATCGCACCGAGCGGCTTGGGGCCGGTGAAACGGCCGCCAGGGTCACGCGTGGGGTCTGCCGATCGCGAAGAGGCGAAAGACTTGGGAGCTGCTGGCTTTGGCTTGGGAGCGTCGAAGTCTGCGTCGTCCTCTTCGATGTCGCCGTCAGGCGGATCGATCGGGCCACGCTGCGCGGCTAGGCGCTTTGCGACTTCCTTTTCGATGAGAGTGTCGATGTCGTCATTGCCCAAACGCTCGAACGTCGTGCGCTGCCGGTACTGGTCGTAAGCTGCAAAGTACGGATCTGGTTGGCTCGTCGCCCAGGCTTTGAACTGGTCGCCTTGCTTCTCGATCCACTCGTTGAGCTTCTTCCACTTGTCCGGGCCAAGGTGCTTCTCGGCCGTCATCTCTGACAACCGAAGCTGCTGCTGCGACACCTGCTCGAACACAGGCGCGAACTGCTGCTTGGCGATGGACTCGGCCCGCTTCTGGACTTGCCGCTCTACCCATTGATTGTACGCATTGGGGTCGCGGAACATATCCGGCGCTGGGTCTTTGTCCTGCTCGATCGCCAGCTTGCGTTGCTGATCCTCGATCCAGGTCCGGTAGCGCTTCGCCTCGTCCTCGGACTGCTTGCGCCGGTCCCGTTCGTCCAGCACTTCGCGGAGCGGCACGTAGCCTTCCGGGATCGCTGGCTTCTCAGGCTTGCGCTGACGCGGTTCGGGGCGGGGCTCGTCAACGATCGCCCTTGCAGGCGGCTCGCTGATGCGCGGCTTATCGACAATCTCACTGAGCGGCGTGTGTACGGGCTCAGCCGGCGCTAATGCGCCGTCCTTCTCTTCCTCTGCCAATTCTTTAGCTCCTCTTCACCTGTGCGCCGGTGATGCCGCGATGCCCGAAGGCCGTCCGTATCGTGGACGTTACGAAAAGCGCCTCAGACCGTGAGACGATGCGGGCGCGTGATGTCGCTCACGCGCGGGCGAAACTATGCAGCGAGCAAGAGGAAGACATCTTCCTCGTCCTCAATCTCTCGCTTGGCCTCTTCCAACGCCGCCAGCAGCCGCTCAGCGGCTTCGGCCTGGGCGTAGATCGCGGCCCAATCAATCTGGATGGGCGGCGGTAGCGGCTCTGGCTGCGGCTCTGGCGTCGGGCGCTGAAGCGCTGGCCTAAACGGCTCAAGGATCGCCTCGATGCGCTCCTCAAGCACGGGCGAGACATCCTCGCCGCGGACTTCCTCGTAAAGCTCACGCAGGCGGTTCTCGCGGTTCTTGCGAACCGTGCGCCAATACCGCGCGCCGTGGCCCTCAAACTCCTGCGCCGCCGGCTGCTCCAGCGTCCCGGCAAAGCTTGCCGCCCCCGCAAAGCTACCGGACAGCGTGCCAATGATGACGCCGCCCGCTTCCGGCTGGAAATAGAGCCCGAAGTAATCATCGGGCCAAAAGCCCGAGCCGAAGTGCGAAGCGCTCATTGCAGATCGTACGTTATCGCTGTGCGGTTCCCGTTCGAGTCCACCGTGGCGATGATGCGGTCTGCATCATCCGCCACAGCGTTCCTAAACGTGATCGTCGTCGTGCCGCCGCCCGACACCTCACCGCCGACCGCCGCCGTAATCAAGCGCAACGCCTGGCGAAGTGTAAGGCCCGTTTCAATGTCTTCCTCATCCAGCAAGTAGCCAGAGAAGCCCGCCGCCTCCAGCGTGATGGCTGGCGCAAACGAGCCTGACAGCGAGCCCGTCGCGTAGCGCGTCGCGCTGAAGCTGGCTGAGCCAACGAACGCGCCGGTGACAAAGCCCTTGGCGATCACCGCGCCGCTGAAGCTCGCTGCACCGGCAAACGAGCCGCTTGCAGCCAGAGCGGCGACGATGTTGCCGTTGAACGCCGCGACCCCGGCAAATGAGCCCGAGCCACTAACGACCAGCTGCCCAGTCGCGGTGAACGCAGCCACCCCACCGAACTCGCCCGCAATGTTGCGGCCTGCGGCGACGTTGCCTGTAAACGCCGCTACACCGTTTGAGGCGTTGTGCGACGAAATCCGCGCTGACTGGATCGGCATGACGTATGCCGTCCCGCCGTAGCCGTCCGGTATGGCCGCAATCTCGTTTGCAGCCGATGCGCCCCCTTGCAGAGCGAAATTACGCCGCGCGCCCGTTCCGCCCCAGTTGCCCGGAAGCTGCGGCGAGAACTGCCCGATACCCGAGGCTACAGACGTGGAGTTGCCGCCGAAGAAGCGACCCGGCGACTTAGAAGCGAGCGAGTAGTTGCCGAGCAGCGCCATGCATCACGACCAGCCGAAATCGAGGTGGCCATAAAACGCGCTGTTGTTCGGGATGGCTGCGCCCGCGTAGCAGAGCCAGCCCAGGCACGCGCCGTCAAACACGCGCGGCATGGACGGAAGCTGGTTCACTAAATCACGCTCCGCCGCCACGCCCAGTGTCGTCATTGGTAGCGTCAGCAGCGGCTTGGCGAAGACCATGTTGTAAACGCCTGTCGTGACGCCAGCCGAGCCGAGGATAATGTTGGTCACTTCGCGCACGCCGGAGTCGCCGCCAGCGAGCGGCATGAACGGGCCGAACTTGCCTGAGCCGGTGCCTGAATAGGGAATGGTCAGCAGCGGGCTCGTGGCTGTGTTCGTTGGCAGCGCAGGCGAGGATGGCGTGGTGCGCGAGCCGGTGCCCGCTTGGTTGGTGTAGGTAAGCTGAAACGTGCCGGTACCAGCCGTGCCCGCCGTGGACGCAACGAGCAATGGCATGACGCCCGCACCGTCCGTGTAGCGAGGGTGGCGCACGAACATCGTGTTGGTGCCTGAGCCCGCATCGGTAAACGCGATGGCCGTGCTCGCAATGGCGTTTTGCAGCGTTGTGGCGAGGCGAGAGGTGGTCGCGCTGACGCGGATCGTCCAGTAGGTCGTTGCTGCAACGAGGCCGGTTGGAAGCGCGCCGGTCGTGGTGAAGCGAACCGGCGTGAATGTGTCGTAGTCTGCCGCCGTGGTCATCAACAGGCCCGACGAAGACGAGAATGTCACCGCCTCGGTGTTGACGAAGGTCTTGGTGCCAGCCGTCGAGATCGTAGCGTTGGTGAGCGTTGCGTAAGAAAGGAAATCACAGAGCATGAACACGGCAGGCATAGTCGTGGCCGCAGCGCTATAGGCGCTCGCATTCAGGAGCACCTTGTAGCCATCGTAAGCTGCGTTGACCGCGCCGCCATGCTGGATCGCGCCAGCCGTAGAGGTGAAGTCATAGAGCGGCTTCTGAACCAGCGTCACGCCAGAGCCTAGCTGTGTGTTTGCGCCGGGATTGCCCGCGCCGCCGAGCAGGCATTGCCACGAGCCCGCAATCACGGTGCCCGCCGTGGCGTGGTTCTTGTTCCAGTCTGAGCGGAAGAACTTGCCCGAGTTGGAGACGTTAGAGATCAGGTTATCAAGTGAGCTAAAGCCAGCCATCAGTTCCACACCGTTTCTATCGTGCCCATGATCTGGCCAGCTGCGAGCGTGCCCGATGGCAAGCAAATCAGGTTCAAGTAGGCGTCATCGTAAATGCGCGGCAGCGTCGCTGGATTGTCGGTGGCGAAGTCCTTTTCCGCAGGCGCGGTGATGTCGTAGACGCCGATGGTCGCTAGCGGCTTCACCAGCACGAGCGCGATGAGGCCAACGTCCGCGCCGAGCATGGTCAAGCTCTGGATTGAACGGACGCCCGTGTCGCCTTGTTGCAGCGGCAAGAAGGGGCCAGCGCAGCGAAGCGTGGCGGCAGCCGTTGAAATGATCGTGCCGGTTGAGACTTGTGTGTTGCACGTCACTGTCGGCGTCACGCGGTTAGTGATGCCATCTGAATTGGTGTAGGTTGCGAAGAACGATTGGCCGCCGATCTGGGCTGCGACCTCAACCGCCATGATCTGCACGCCTTCGCCATCGGTGTAGCGCGAGAGCGTTTCAGATTGCGTCATGTCCTGCTGATCGGTCGTGCCCATGTCCACGAACGAGTAGTAGAGCAGGTAGTCACAGAGGATCATCGGCAGCGGGACTGCCGTGGTCGGCGTCGAGACCAGCGCCGTGAAGCGACGCAAGTGCTTAGTGTATGAACCACCGGGCGCTGCGCCATGAAAGATGCCGCCGTCGCTCGATTGCGTCAGCCGCTTCGATGCGAGCGGCGCAGCGGCGTAGTAGTTCGGGATCGGATTGCCTGGGCTCATGCTCAGATCAAACCAGATATTGGTCGCGGTCGTCTGCGTCGGCGCTTTGCGCCAGCCAAACGTGGTTGTCTGGCCAGCCTCAACGGCTGCGATCAGTTCGCGGTGGTTGAGGAAGCCAGCCAAGGCTAGTCCTCCGTTCCATCAAGCTCGCCCGCGCCGAATTGCGGCTGAATGCCCGAGCTAATGGCCAGCGAAGCGCTAAGCGCGCCCTTGTAGAGAATCTTAGACGTGCTGGACGACGCCACCGTGATTGAGAAGTGCGTGGCCGTCTCCGAACCACCCGTACATTGCGGGAACTGGATCAGCGCCGCGTTCGTCACAGCGTTGCCTGTCACCGTCCAGCCAGCACCAGAGCGCGCCACAGCCACACGTGCGTATGACGTGTACGCACACTCATTCGTGGTCGCGTTGCCAGCCTCGCCTGGATCAGCAGTGTGCAAGCACACATACAGCGAGCCAGCCGAAGAAGACCCGCGCAAGCCCGTGGCGTCGCCGATGTCCGCCGCGTTCGTGTTGTTGAAGATCAGCAGAAGCAGATCGTTCTCGAAAGTGTTACCCTTGCTCATTCGATCCCCTCAGGGCGCCCATCGGCGCCGCGAACCACACGTTTCGGCCGGCTCATCGCCTGCGCCAATGCCTCTAAACCTTTGCCGATCGCCTCACCGCTGCGGTCATTCTGCGGTTGCGATTGTGGCGTACTAGCCCGCTGCTCAGACCGCGCCTGCTGACCATCCGCCAAACGCGCGCGCTCAATCTCGCCGCTCTGCCGTAGCTCTGCGTTGCGCAAGTCCATCTCGCGCATCTTAAGCTCCAGCTCCTTCATCTTCACCGCAAGCTCAGCGCGCTTAATGTCCGTCTCAACAGACTGCTGCTGTGCGTCGAGAACCATTTTCTCGCGTTCCAGCGCCATCTTCTCACGCTCAAGCTGCGCACGGCCCTGATCGGCGCCGCCCTGCATCTCGAACTGAAGCCTAGCGTCCTCACGGCGCGCGTCAGCCGCTTTGGCCTCGGCCTCGGACTGAATCTTAAGCTGCTCAGCCTGCGCCTGTTGCTGCGCTTGCTGGCCCGCCTGCTGCATCATCTCATCAATAAACGTGTTCATGCGCTTCTTGACGCTGGGCTTTAGGCCCGGATGCAGCTCAAGCATGACCTTCATCATCGGCGGCGGTGCGCCCTTGGACAGCACGTCCATGACCGCCGCGAACGTCTCGCCCTCGAGCGTCGGCACGTCCGGCGCGTCTTCGATGATGATGTCCACGTCAGCCGCGGCGATCTGGTTGTGCACCTGCATCTGGCCCGTCATCGGGTCCATCTGCGGCTGGTTAATGCCCACGTAAGTTGGCGCTTCCGGGTCTTCGGTCACCCGGATCCACATCGGCGCCTGCCAATACTGCTTCAGCGCAAACCATGTGAACTTATACACGCGCCAATCCATGCGGCGCAGAACGTCCAGGCCATCGCCCAGTTCGATCATGCCGCCCTGCTGCTGCGCCTGGATCGCGCGGCCGGACTGATCCTCCGTCCCTTTGCCGAGCAACGCCGCGTTCGGGCCGCTGCTCATGATGTGAGCCATGGCCTGCGTCAGCAGCATGGCTTGGCCCTGCGCCATATCCGTGTTGCGCTCAACGTCAAAGCGCGCGCCGCGATTCACAGTGATCCAGCCGTCAGGCCGGTTCGCTTCTCTACGCGCCTTTTCCACGTCGCCATCAGGAATGGCGCCGTTCTCAGTGATAACAAGGTTCGTATTGACCGCGTGCAGCGCCTTGGAGCGGCGCTTGTTCACTTCGTCCTGCGGGTCGATCAGGTCACGGACTTCGCCATACCGTGC